TACTTGTAATTTTTCAAATTCAATAACCCACACAGGAAAACTACCTTTCTGTCCTGCCTTGCAGTATGTGTAGCATCCCTTTCCGTCATCATCAAATCCGCACCATTCGGGTGCTCTGATATACCACCTAACGTGACGTTGAAAAATGTCATCAGTAGTAGGCTTTCTCAATAAGTTTCCATCGCAAAATTTAGGGTCAAATCTCCAATCGTTTTCTGCAAGGCATAATTCTATAGTCTGTTCTTTCGTGTATGTTTTGGCATTTGCAACAAACTCAATATCACTGATTCCATCACTGAAATTCATATAATCAAATTTACTCATACAAATTTCCTCCTTCCGCAGACTTTGCCACCCATCCCACCAGCTTCTCATATTCTTTCGTGGCCGGTGTCGTATAGACAAATGCCGTTCGTCCCCTATATCCCAGCCGGGGCCGGCCTTTCGGTACCGGCCGGCCGGGGATGGTGATACTGTAAACGGTCATGGTATCGTCTCCTTTTGCTCCACTTGCCTTATCCAGCCCGGCTTAATTCTCCCTTGGAACACATACCAGTTTTCTGGGTCACCGTATGCATTTAGGTGCTTGTCTATGGGAAGTTTTTTGCATATATCTAGCCATTTATGAAGCCTGTTTCTTGCTGTTTTTGGTATTACAATGGTCAGCCGGTGCGCTGTCCTATCGTATGGCAGTGTTGAGAATTCAGTATTGGCCCACTGCTGATTGAAATCTGGATTAGAGGTCAACCATTGCCACCCTGGTAGTAGCCCGTATCTTCCGTCTTTGTATAAAGGAATTGAGCCTTTATTTATTCCCTCTTTGGTGCATCCTTTAACATGAAGGGGACTTGTAAAGTGATACAGTTTCATTGCCTCCTACCCCCTTTTATGGTTTTATCAATCTTTTTGCCGTTACAGAAAACTTATAAAACTCTATAAAGTTTAAATCAAACCTTATAAAAGTTTATGTTTCCCCTCATATATCACCCCCTTTCATTATTGCATCAGTATTCTTTTTTTCAACGGCAAGGATTTCCTTGACTATTTCTCTAACCTCGTTAACACCGTAAACCACGAAGGCTCTGCCGCCTGCCCGATTGATTTTCCCCAATACGGCAGCCTGTTGCTTTGTGGGCTTATTTCCCGGCCTTTTCACTTCTAAGGCCAGGAAATGTCCGTTAAGGCAACAAACGATGTCCGGTATACCGGCAACCCCGTAATAACCGCCGTGGGCCTTCCAGGCGAAGCAGTTATCAACGGTTTTCAAATACTTGAGGATACCCCTGGTAATATTGCTTTCCAATGGTTGGTTAAGGGACAAAGGATTCGACCTCCTACAACACCCTGATTATCGCCACGGTGAAGTAAAGAATAGTTGCAACGCATACTCCAATGGTGAGTTTGTCTGTAATATCTTCGGCCTTTGGCGAAGTTAAGAGGTATTCAGCAAAAGCCAAGATTTCATTAAGCATTGGCAATACTCCCCAAATCCCCCTTTTGATATTTTGGACAGTTGTTCACCGTATAGACCGGTATATTCCCATTCCTGTTAGAATAGCGTACCATTTCAACCTCGTAACCAACCCTCATTTCCTTTAAAACACCTTCTATTTCTTTTGATTTTGCGTTCATGTATTCGCACTTATCCGCCCTGGCGAATCTGCATGTATTGCACTTGTGGGGCTTGGTACTGTTTTTACCCTGTTTTAATTCAACACCAAGGCTTTCTAATATTTGCCGCACTTTTTTATGTGATACCCGCAGGTGCTTTGCGGTTTTTCTGATACTTCCAAACTCCCTATATGCTCTTATAACAGTCATCTCCAAGGCAAAAACACGCTCCTTAGCTAACATTTTCTGTAAAAAAACGAAGGCCCTGAAACTGGATGGTTACAAGGCCAGGGGCGTTATTTTACAAATACTGTAAATTTGTTACCAAAAGAGGGGGTTTGTTACCATTTCCATTTTTTTCTGGTAACAGCGCAAACCCTTATAAATAAAGGCTTTAGAGGTCTTTGTTACCAAGTTACCATGTTACCAGAATTTTTAGCATGTATATATATATAAAATTACATTGATTAGTTTAGTTCTGCTTGTGTATTTCACATTATATATATATACATTGGTAACATGGTAACATTGGTAACATATATATATAAGCCTCGATTTTTAAGGGTTTTTTTGTTACCAAACTGTTACCAAACTGTTACCAGAGCGGCTTGCTGGAGCGCTTATACTGGAGCGCTTATACTGGAGCGCTTATACTGGAGCGCTTAGCAAGCGCTTAGCAAGCGCTTAGCAGCTTACTAGAGCGCTTAGCAAGCGCTTAGCAGCTTACTAGAGCGCTTAGCAAGCGCTTAGCAGCTTACTGGAGCGCTAAGCGCTGCTTAGAATTCTATGTCCTCGACTCCCCTGTCAAGTTCAATCTGCTCGACTCCCCTGTCAAGCTCAATCTGGACGAATTTGGCAAGTACATCGCCGAACCTTTTGGTTACGGTAAACCTCTTTTCGCTGGGCTCAACTCCCAAAAGGCCCCGGTTGCGAAGTCCGCTCATAACCTGCCGGTAAGAGAATCCTTCCCGTTCCAGTGCTTCCTTCAGTATTTGCGGGAAAACGTAGTACCTGCCCACTGTGTCCGTGTACCCGTACCGTGGCGTCCTGAAGTTATTGGTAAACTGCTCATTATTTGATAGTACCCAGCCCTGGATGAATTCGTAGGCTCGCTCCACAAGGTCTGCTTCTTTGGCATCTTCCAGGGATTGCATAACGTCGTAGGCCATTTTCAGCGCTTCCTGGTAGGCTACGTCCGAATCTATGCCGAATAACCAGTCAGATGCCAGGCAGTCTGCGGTCGCCACTATTGCAACCGAGGATATATGCGAACTTAGATGGTTTTTGTATTCCTTGCCTATGTCGTTGGCAAATAAGGCATGTAGCACCTTTATGTCGCTTTTCTTCTGCTTTGCAATATGCCGGATAAATTCCGGGCCTGCGTGCCCGTAACTGATTAATTCGTGCATCTTTCGGGCCATGGCCTCATCGTCAAAGGGAGCGCCGTACAGCTCCAATGTTCTGGTGTAAACACCCGAATAAGAGTTCGTGCTGCTTAGGGGCTGCTCCCCCGTGGTCAGGATTATCGTCTGCCATGCCTGGGAGCTTTGCAGGCCGCCGCTTTTAGCGCCGCGCACCTTGCTGCTTCCCAATGATAGCATATAAATAAGGTTATCGGTGAAATCACTATTCGCCACCTGGCGCTCGTCAATTCCAAGGGGCAAGTCCCTGAAAAAACCGGCCAGGCGCTCCAGGCCGACCTTCGTTGCGTAAAAGCTGGCCATTAGCCCCTCCGGGTCCCCCCATACCGATAATGCCGCTTTCAACGCTGCTGTTTTGCCGCTCCTTGTATCGCCCCAGTTGTGAATTATGAATATTCTATGTCCTACAATGCGTAGCAACGGGGCAGCGAAGGCCGCCGATAATATAAACCGGAAAAGGCTATTCTCCCGGCAGGGTGTTATGGTTTCCAGCCATGCTTCAAGCGTCCCTTCCTGGTGGTATGCCTCCAGCCAGTTTTTTGTCGAAGGGTCAACGTCAATAACCAGGTCTTCACTGTACCCAGGAATAAACTGGTTTCCGTGCCAGCCCAGCTGGGAAACGCAATCGGCTCTGCCCAATATGTCAATGTTTTCTGCTTCAAGGGCTTGCAGGAACCTGACAAGCATCTTAGCGTTTTCACTTGTTACTGTTACCCCCAGGTCAGCAAGCTGGGTTATTGTCCTTGCTTGAAATAGCGTAGAACGGTTAACCACTACTGTGTGCCACTCACCGTCCCGCCGGTAGCAAACCTCAACTTTCTCCTGGCCTGTTTCAAGGCTTTTAAGCCGCCTGGATAATAATATCGGCGTCCTGCATACGCAGTATGGCAGCCCAGTTTTTTCGTTGATGGCGAATATCCCGTCAACGCTGAACCTCCATTCGGGAGGCTGCCGGAGCTGCACCGGCGCATCGGGTATTACGTTTTCTGCCTTCTTCGCCATCTTGTCGATGTCGATTTTTTCGGCAATGTCCAATACTGCCTGCCAATGCTCTTTGAATTTCCCAGGGTCTTTGCAATGAAGCTCGCTGGGGTCTTTTGCGTCTATTAGATGCAGAGTGTAAACATCGCCCTCAAACTTGTTGTTTGTCAGCGCTTCGCTCACCCTGCGGACGAAGGTTTTGCCGCTCACCCCAGGCTCCTGGAAAATATAAATGGTAAGGCCCCGGAGGAATTCTACCCAGACCAATTGGAAAACCGATGCGCCAGGTACGCCAAGGGCAGGGTATTCGTGGTACCACAGGGTATGGCTGTCCGATTCGCCTTCCACAAGGATTACATAGCCTGCCTTCCGGATCTGCGGCAACCTCCACAACCCGTAGAGGCTCACCTTGCTTCCTCTGGCCCAGGTGAACCGTGGCCCGCTTCCTGTATCTCCGTACCGTTGCCTGGAGCTTATTTTGGCGCCGGATTCGTCCATGTAGGGTATGATTATCCCGGTTTTGCCGTTCTTTATGCCAAGGTTTTTTAAGAAGTCAACCGGTAGCCTTTTCGCTGCCGCATAGTCGTCTATGGTGTATTTGCGCGGTCGTGTTTCTGATTTTATGCCGGCCTCGCCTTTCAGTATTGTTATTGCTTCTTTATTGCTTACGCCCAAGAGCTTTTCTAAAAACGTCTGAGCGTTACCTGATTCACCACAACCAAAGCAGTTCCACACCCCGTTTTCTTTCTTAGCGTGGAAAGAAGGGTTATTATCGTTATGGAATGGGCACAGGGCAATTATTTCTCCGTTTTGAACCCTTGTTACATTGAGATGTTTTTTGTAGAAGCCAATCCAGTCGATTCTACTAGCATAGTCCAACACAAGAATAACCACCCCTCTACAAGCAATTTTTTTAAAAAAACAGGCCGGCTGCTATTGCAACCGGCCACACTACTGCTTAAAAGGGCAATGGCTCTTCTTCTTCCTTAGCGCCGTTCATGTATTCGTTATTTTCAATGCCAACGCCCAGTGCCATATCCTTCACCACATTCCGGTATTGTTCCATCTTTTCTCTCATCTCCGGAGGGAATACCCCTTGCATTTTGAATGTCGCCTGAGAATAGGCAATGCCGCTGTTGCTCGTTGCTTTTTTCAGTCCTATGCGGGTTACTACATGGTGCGTTCGCAGGCCCTTTTGTAATATGCGCCTGCTTAGATATTTTGCGAAGTTACCCAGGCTTGTCGGCGGCAATGTCAATAACAGCGGGAACAGCTCACCGTTCCGTAAAATATAGATTCGCCGCATATTCTTGCATAATTTCCCACCTGTGGCGGCATCGCTGCCAAACTGGTTGAATTCGCATGTTGGGCAAAACATCCCCGGCTCGCCTTTGCCTTCTTTGCCGTTCATACTGCTGCACTTCGGCGGGTTGTTCTGGCCCGTATAAGCGCTCCCCCAATAGGCATTTACTGGGTGGTGGTAGACTATGACCCCTACGATTTCCTTCTCGGTGTCTGGTTCGTCGTCATCTTCCCCAGGTACCTCAAAAGCCAGGCCGCCGCCGCTGGGAATCCTAACTCGATCAAAGGAAACGGACAAACCGTCCATTTCCTCCGACATCGCGCCTTCAGAAGGTAACGCCGGTAAACTGAAGTCCTCGATAACCGCAAGTGCTTTTGTTGTATTATCCATGCTTTCTACCTCCTTGTTTATGCTTTTTTCATTCTTGCTTCCTGTTCCTCATAAACCGTCACAAGGCCATTAAGCCACTCTGGAACTTCGTCGCCGTTTTCTGCCATCAATTCCTTGACGAAGGCTTTTAGAGTTTGCGGGTGAACGGTTTCCTTGATTAACGAACCGTAGCCATTATCCCGCAGGGTGGAGTAAAGCTCCTCTCTGCGGCTGGCAACGTCACTAACGTAAATGTTGGTTGTCAGGTAAAAGATATTGCCGTTATGCTTGAAGTTCTGGACTTCGTAATTAATCATTTGATTTACGAGGTCTTTTTTGATATTCTTTATTTGAATCCTTGTATTGCTAAGCTCGTCCTTAAGACGGGCTTCTTTTTCTTTGAGTGTCCGTAGTTGGCTGGCAAGTTCAATTAATCCCTGCATTCTTCCCCCTCCTGTTGACTTACTTCTGCCCTGGCTTTTGCCGCCAGTTCCTTCAAGTAATCGTCAATTGCGTCCCGCATCCTTGTTAACTCATTGATACCAAGACCATTCAGATAAAGTGTTACGCATTCCTTATAACCAAGCTTTACGGTAACGACTGTATATTCATCGGTTATTATATTGTTGTTAACATGTTGCAGTTCGATTTCAAGATGCTCAAAGGGGTTGTCACTATTGTCCTGGAAAAAATGGACGTGTGCCATAACATACCATCCTTTCTGGTTTTTAAAATTAGTAATCTCTCTCTATAACCTCGCCAATTTCAAGCAGTTCCCTGTACCCGTTGCCACCAGATAAAGACCAGCCGCAATAGCACCGGGCAAGCCCTTCGTGGTATCCGCAAATTATACACACCTTACAGCCGCAAAGTGTGTTAAACCTGAATTCATGCCAACATTTTTCCATTACCATCCCCCCTTTCTTTTTTAGGGTTATTTATTGTTTAATTTAATCCCCCCTTCTGCTTGTGAAATATTGCTTCCAGTTGTCTACAACGTCATCTGCAATTGATTTTTTCTCTCGCAGGACGCTGTATATTTTTTCGTCAACCGTACCCTGGGCCAGCAGGTGAATGTAAGTAACCTTGTTTTCCTGCCCTATCCTGTGGATTCGGGCTTTGGCCTGCTCATAGTTCGCATAGCTGAAGTCCATACTGTAAAATATCGCCGTGTCTGCGGCTGTTAAGGTGATGCCCAGACCGGCAGTTTGGATTTGCGCTATAAATATCCGGCAGCTCGGGTCGCTTTGGAATTCTTCAACTGCCCGGCTTCTGCTGTCCATAGGAACCGCTCCGGTTATATAGCGGTAGCCATCGCCTACAAGTTTGCCGGCAATATCCCTTATAACGTCGATTTCCGGCAGGAACCTGGCGAATATAACAACCTTCTTACCGGCATCCAGCAGGTCTTTTAGGGTTTCCTCAAGAACTGTTTCCTTTGCCTTGCTTACCCTTGCCAGCCTGCCGGTTTCGTCCTCTGGAGCATGCCCGCCGGCTATTTGCTGCAAGCGCAATAACTTGGTCAATACATTAGTTGCCGTCACCTGTTCGCCGCTTTCAAGCTCGGCAACGTTGTACGCAACTATTTCCTGATAATATCTCGCCGCCGAAGGCTCAAGTTCGCAATATAGCTCCTGGTCTACCATATCCGGCAAGTCCAGCGCCTCCGCTTTTGTTATGCGGTAGGCTATAGAGTGAGCCTTTCTGACAAGCTCCTCCTTGTTTTGGAACCCTACCACCTGTTTGTTCTGGTAGCCCCCCATAACCGCATAGCGGTTCCGAAAAGCGTAAAAACTTTTTCCGAATATGTTCGGGTCAAGGAACCTATATTGCGAATAAAATCCAAGCGGGTTGCCTGTTATCGGCGTACCCGTAAGAATCAGCTTGTAGTTTACCGAATCCCCCAGCTTGTGCATGCCCCTTGATTGCTTTGCTGCATGGTTGGCAATGCGCTGGGATTCGTCGGCAATAACCATGTCCGGCTTCCATGCTTTGATTGCTGTAAATATTTCTGTCCTCCATACTGCTTCGTAGTTTATAACGGCAACCTGGAGGGCATCAGCATTGAAGTTCTTCAACATCTCAATCCGCTTTTTAAGCGGCCCGTTCAATATCTTCACTTCGCTGGGAAAGTCCGCATATTCGGCGAACTCCCGCTTCCATACCGGCAATACGGATAACGGCGCCACCACCAAAACCCGCTTCACCTGCCTGTCAAGGTAACGCCGCCCTGCGATTGCCACGGCAGTTAAGCTCTTGCCGCACCCCTGCTCCATGAAAAGCCCAGCTTTGCTCAACATGATGCCAATGTTAAAGCCCCTCACCTGGTGATCGAAGGGCTTTACTCCTCCTTTAATTGGCATCGGTTTTTTGGGTACAGCCTTTTCTGCGTTTGTTTTGATAAACTGCGCCATCTTTTCAGCTTCCCTTTTGCGTCTTAATGCGTTCATTGCTTCGGGCGTGATTTCAACTTCGGGGAAGCTCAATAATTCAAGAACCTCTAGCGTGGTTGGGAACTCCCATATCCTTTTATCTGGGTGCCACAACCTGCCGGGGATTTGCTTGATGGTCTGAACAATATACGGGTTGTACCCGCCTCTGTATTCAAGCGTTGTGCCATTTGAAGTTATGATTCCCACATCTACACCCCCTGGAATCGCTCCCATCTGGATGCCGGCATCGTAA